CAGGTTGTACTAGAGGAACAAGTGCACCCTACAGAGGCGCTACACCACAACGTACAACAGCAGGAACTCATCCTATTGGAGCTAAAGTTTTTGGTGCTTATAAAGTAGATTCTTTAAACACAACACAAGTTAAAGGTACCGGTCAACCTGAATTTACAACTCAATTTGATGGTGTAAATGTTACATTAGCAAGTAATGCTACAAGCACAGAAACAGGGGGCGGTTTATTATGTACAATCGGACCCATTAATGATAGAGCTTAATTATGGCATATACATACGCAACACTTACAACAACAATTAGAAATTACACTGAAGTTGATGATTCTGTATTTACTCAAGCAGTAATAGATAATTTTATTATGCAAGCAGAACATAGAATTAACATAGAGCTTCCTATGGACTCTGATAGATTTGTACAAGAAGGTACTTTAGTTGCAGATGATAATACAATTAATTCTCCAGCCGGTGCTTTATTTATTAGAGGTGTTGAAGTATTTAACTCAACAGTAGACTCTACGGGTAATGGTAGTTGGTTAGAGAAAAAAGATCAAACATATTTATCTGAATATACTGATAGATTGACAGGACCAGAAGGTGATTTAACTGCACAAGATGTAACCGGTTTTCCAAAATATTATGCTATGTTTGGTGGAGCTACAGGTTTAACTGATACTACCTCTGGCGGTCTATATATAGCACCTACACCAGACGCAGCTTATCTATTTAGAATATATTATAATAAACAAACAACAGGATTATCAGCCAGTAATACGACAACATATCTAAGTAATTACTTCCCACAAGGACTTTTATATGCGTGTTTAGCAGAAGCATTTGGGTTCTTAAAAGGTCCTATGGAGATGTTGACATTGTATGAGAATAAGTATAAAACTTCAATACAACAGTTCGCAGGAATGCAAATTGGGAGAAGAAGACGAGACGATTACACTGACGGTACTGTTAGGATACAAGTCAAATCACCTTCACCGTAAACTAGGAGATAAAAATTATGGCAATAACATCAGCAGTATGTAATAGTTTTAAAGCAGAAGTTTTACAAGCGTTACATAACTTTACAGCATCATCTGGAAACAGTTTTAAATTAGCTTTATACACAAGTAGTGCTACTTTAAATAAAACAACAACAGCTTACGCAACAACAAACGAAATTACTAACGCATCGGGTTCAGCTTATTCTGCAGGTGGTATAGCACTTACAAGTGTAACCCCAGTTTTATCAACTGACACTGCATGTTGTGATTTTGCAGATGCTAGTTTTACTTCTGCTTCATTTACAGCTAATGGTTGTTTAATATATAACGATACAAACGCTGATAGAGCAGTTTGTGCAATTGCATTTGGTGGAGATAAAACTGTATCAAGTGGAACTTTTACAATTCAATTTCCAGTAGCAGACGCATCTAACGCAATCCTTCGTATAGCATAAGGAGTAACTCCTTATGGCTAACACTTGGAGCACAGGGGTCTGGGGACAAAACGAATGGGGCGATCAAGGTCCTGTTGTAATTACTTTATCCGGACAGTCTACCACTTCTAGTGTAGGTTCTGTTGTAGCTGCACCAACTACCACTATCGAATTAACAGGTTTACCTACTACATCCTCAGTTGGATCATTATCTCTTGACCTAACTTCTCTTGTATCTTTAACAGGTCTACAATCTCAAACAGAACTTGGAACTTTAGATAATGCGGGTACATTAGTCGGTTGGGGCAGAAACGGTTGGGGTGAAGAACCTTACGGCAATTCATTCAATCAACAAATTCAACCTGCTGGAGTAAGCGCTACATCTAGTGTAGGTTCTTTAGTAGTTGGAATAGGAGTTCCATTAACAGGTGTAAGTTCAACATCTTCTGTGGGTGCTTTAAATCCTGCGGATGTAATGGGGCTAACTGGTCAAAGCGCTACATCTAATGTAGGATCTATTGTTCCTGAAATAGGGGTTCCGTTAACAGGAGTTAGTTCAACATCCTCTGTAGGTGCTTTAAGTCCTGCAGATGTAATGGGGTTAACGGGAGTATCTACAACTGCTTCAATAGGAACAGTAGAAATTACTTCAGTAGAAATAACTATACCAACAGGTCAAAGCGCTACATCTAGTGTAGGATCTATTGTTCCTGAAATAGGGGTTCCATTAACAGGGGTGTCAACAACCTCTGCGGTAGGTTCAATTTCACCTGCAGATGTTATGGGTTTAACTGGACTATCAACAACATCTAGTGTAGGTACCCTAAGTATAATAGGGTATAAAAATATTGACATAACAGGTAATACGTCATATACAGATGTAACACACGTAGCTTAGGAGAACAAAATTATGGCATCAACATTTACAGACCTTGGTTTAGAGTTAATGGCAACTGGTGAAAACGCCGGTACTTGGGGAACAAAAACTAACGCAAATTTAAGTCTTATTGAACAACTTACAGGCGGTGTCTTAAGTTTAGCTGTTGCAGGATCAGGGACTACAGCTTTAACAATAGCAGAAGGTGCTTTAACAGGTACTGCTCAACACAGAGTCATAGAATTAACAGGTGCTCTTACAGGATCTAGAATTTTAACATTTCCTCTTCTTACGGAAACTTTTTACATTATTAAAAACGGAACTACTGGTGCAGAAACATTACAGTTAAAAGCTGTGTCTGGTTCAGGTGCAACAGTTACTTTTGCAACAGATAACAAAGGTTATAAACTTATTTATCTTGATGGTGTTGCAACAAACACTGGTGTTTTTGAAATGCCTTTTGGTACTTCTTCATACACTCCTTCAGACTGGCTTACTAAAACAGGAGCATATACAGCATTAGATCAAGATAGAATTTTTGTAGATACAAGTGGAGGAGCAGTTACAATAACTCTTCCTGCATCACCCGCTGTAGGTGCTCAAGTAAATTTTGTGGATTCAAGATATACTTTCGATACTAACGCATTGACTGTCGGAAGAAATAGTTCTAAAATAGCTAACGCAGCAGCAGACTTAGTAGTTAATACTGAGGGTGCAGCATTTGGATTGGTTTTTTCTGGTGCAAATGTAGGTTGGACATATACGGAGAAATAATATTATGGCAAATTACGAAGCAACTAAATATAATTTTAATGGATCAGACCTTACGGGTATAGAGGGTATTCCAACAGCAACAATTGTTCCATGGTCTTCCAGTTCAGTACCAACTGGATTCTTAGAATGTGATGGTGCAGCAGTTTCAAGATCAACTTATTCAGCATTATTTGCAATCGTAGGTACTACTTACGGTGCAGGTGATGGATCATCTACTTTTACCTTACCTAATTTAGCAGATAACGTACCGGTTGGAAAATCTAATAACAAAGCTTTAGCTTCAACGGGTGGAGCAAACACAGTAGCAGTTACTGCTACGGGAAATGTTGGTGGTTCAACAGCTAATGCAACTTTATCAACAGCACAACTTGCTTCTCACTCCCACTCAGGTAATAACAATATAGATCAAGTAGCAGGTTATCAATTAAGCCCTAACCCCGGGTACGCTGGCAGAGCATCAAACTCAGGTAACACTGGAAATGCAGGTTCAGGTTCAGGTCACTCACATAATATGAGTGCAACTTTTTCAGGTAGCGCAGTTAATGCTGCAATTATACAACCTTATTTAGCTTTAATTTATATTATAAAAACTTAGGAGAAAATATGGCAACAAACGCAAATTGGACAGTAATATTTAATGACAAAATGATTGTAAAACAATCAGGTGATGCAGCGGGTACTTCATACACTATATCTGATGATTCTTTTTGGTCTAATTCTAAATTTTCTAATATTTGGGCTATTCAACATGGGACATCCGTTACTTCAGATGAAGTAGAGTATAGAGATGTAACACCTCATTCATCATTTGCTGATGCCAACATTGGAGACATTAGTCAATTTTCATCTAAATGGGATTTAGCACATTTAACTAAATTACAATCTGATTGGGATAATAATAATGGTGATACTGTTGATTTAGAAGGTAATGTTACTCACGTAGAAACTGAAGCTGAAAAAATTACAAGATTAGGTGCAAGACCTACTTCTTATTCTTCTTAGTTTAAATTAAAAGCATAACAAATTCTTTTTTCTGCTCGTTGCTCCGGTAATACGTAATGTAGTAAATTATTAGGAAAAATTAAACAATCGAAAAGTTTAGGTTTTATTTCAAAAATATTATTATCACGTGCAAAATTAATATTATTGTTTTCATTAGATAGATACAACACTCCAGCCATTTTTATATAGTCTGCTAAATGAACATGAGGTTTATTGTAAGATTGATTTTTTAAAACATTTAGCCATCCATGAATTATTTTTAAATTATATATGTTAAATATGTGTTTATTTATAATTTTATCTAACTCTTTTTTACCATTAAAATTTTCATGATATTGAAATCCATTTACACAAGAAATAGTATCTTTTTCTTCATATTTTTCTTCTACAAAATTTAATATTTTTTTATACGTATTTATAGGAACAATAATTTTACTTTGAAATACATTTACAGCGAATAAATTATAAGTATGTATCATTATCTCAACATCATCCACGAAGTTAGAATATATTTTTCACCCGATAGAGGTGGATTACCTCTATGTAGATAAGGAAAACCTGCTGGCCAAATAACTATTCTACCTGTTTTAGGTTTTACTCTTTTACTAAAATGTAAAAATTCTGTTTCTCCTCCATCTTCAACGTCATTTAAATATATAGAAAAAACAAAAGCTCTAGGCTCATTATCAAAACCTTTTTGATGTTCAATATGCCATACATGATAGCCCTCTGTAGGTAAAGTTTTTTGTATTTTTAAAGTTGTAAAATGAAATGGAGTTCCATAAGCATCATTTGCTCCAGTGTTTTCAATATAATGCTTTAAGGCTATATCAAAATTAAACATCATGGGTTTTAAACTTTCCCACCAAACATCTACATTATTGTTTGCTGCAAAAAATTGTTGGTCTTGTTTTTGTAAAATAGAGGCTTTTTCAAAACCTACTCTATTTATTGTATTATTAAACTTATTTTGATTTTCGTATAATTTAATAGCTTTGTTACATTCTTCTTTAGTAATGTAATTGTCATACACACCTATAAAATTATTTATGTTAACTGTTTTTTCGTTCATTTTATTTATCTCCATTTATAAATATTTGAATTGTTTTTCTAGGAACCACTGGTTTCATAACAGGTGTTACTTTATGATCTAGTGGAGCTTTAACTATAACCATTGAATTACCAACTAGCGGTATAAAACCGTTAGCATTTTTATCTTTAAATAAAAACTCTCCGCCAAATTTAGGTTCCCATCTTCTGTTAATATAATATGTTATACCATATAAATGTCCTTGGTCATCATGCCAATTAATACCAGAACCATCTTCCATTGAATGAATTAAGGGTTCAAAGTTTGTAAATTTAATTTTATGGAAGGGATTATTTTCTAATAATATTTTAATTTTTTCTAATGGTTTATATTTAGTATCTAGCCTTGTATTTTCAACAAAATTTTTATGTCCGTGTTTTAACTCTTTTTGCCAATTTTTTTTAGTAGATTTTAGTTTTATTAAATTACTTTTAAATACGTCATAATGTAATTTTTTATAGGTAGGGTAATCTAAAAAATTTTGAATGTAATAAAGTTTATCAGGTATCTGGTATATTAATTTCATGATTTTAAAAAACAGTTAATTGAATATCTTGTACCTTTTGTTACAGGTTCAGTGCCGTGAATCCATATAGGTTCTGCTGGAAATAAAATTGCATCACCTGTTTTAAATACCTCTTTAATTTGACCATCAAAAAATCTAAACTCCCCACCTTCATAATTTTCATTTAAATTTAAAGTGCAGGAAGCTCTTGTAACTCCTCCAACATCAGTATGGTCTTTTATAGATTGCCCTACCTCATATTTCAATATTCTAATATTTGAACTATGGTTAATTAACTTATCATTAAAAGTAGCAGATATTTTTTTAGATTTAATATGGAGTACATAATTAGCTATCATTATAGATATATATTTTTTAGCTTCATTTAAAGCATATAAAATATCTTCGTTTGGATTTTGTATTATAGATAGATTTAAACATTTAAAATTATCAGTTTCATGTTTTTTAGTTTTATATTTATAGCTACCCTCTGTTAAAGTTAATTCAGGGTATTTTTCAAATATATCTATTATTTTCTGACAAACATTTACTGGTACTAAACCATTAATTCTATATTTTAAATCTGATATTTTATGATTATAAGACATTATATTATTCTAACTAACGCTTGTCTTGGCCCAAACATTTCATATCTATATTTTATATTATTATTATTTACAAACTCTTGCCAAGCCTTAAATTCACCATATTTCCAACCCACATAACTAATATATTCATCAAATAAAATTATAGTATTGGGGACAAATCTTTTTGAACCTATAATATTTAAAGCTTCTAAAGTAGATTCATATGTATCACTATCTACATGTAAAAAAGAAATATTTTCATCATGTGTGGTAAAAAAATCAGGCATGGTATCTTTAAAAAATCCTTTTATTAATTTAACATTATTATTAACCAAAGGTAATTTACCATCTAAAGAATAATATCCTTTTGAAAAAAATCCCCCTTTCCAATCTTCTTGGAAACCTATAAAACTATCAAACCCATACCAAATTTTTTCAGGTTTATTTTTTGAAAAAAAATTAATGCTGGTTCCTGTAAAAACACCTAATTCTAAACATAATCCATCTACCTCTATTTTAGAAATAGCGGTAGCCCACCACCCGCAATCTGTTATTACAGCTTCCGATATATATTTTCTAATATATTCTGCAGATTCTTTTGCAGCTTCTTCATATAAAATATCATAGGCATCTCTATTTGCAGGAGCTCCATCTTTTTTATGCATAATTTTCTGTTATTTTCTCGCTTTCATTATCTATATATTACTATATAAGGTTTATTAAAGAATTTCAACAGGTTTTTATATGTTACAAAAATTAGGCTTTGCTCCAGGATTTAATAAACAAGTTACCGAAACAGGCGCTGAAGGTCAGTGGTTTGATGGTGATAATGTGCGTTTTAGATATGGCTCACCAGAAAAAATAGGTGGTTGGGAGCAGTTAGGTAGCAATAAGTTAACCGGTGCCGCAAGAGCTATACACAACTGGGATAATAATGTAGGTATAAAATATTCTGCAATTGGCACTAATAGAATTCTTTATGTTTTTTCAGACGGTCTTTACTATGACATCCATCCGATAAGAACTACAATTACTGGAGCAAATTTTACAAGTACAGCAGGATCACCAACAGTCACAATAACTGTTTCTTCTAACCATGGTTTATTAGATAATGATATAGTATTATTCGATGCTGTTTCTGGATTATCTGGGTCTACTTTTACAAACGCTACGTTTGAAGATGAAAAATTTATGGTAACTTCTGTACCAAGTAGTACCACTTTTACAATTACAATGGATACTAATGAAGCCGGCACACCTGTGACTAATGCTGGTTCTGCTTCTGTTCTTTGTTATTATAGTGTAGGACCTGCTACACAGGAATCAGGGTTTGGTTGGAGTTCAGGGTTATTTGGTGGCGAGGTAAACGGGGCCGTAACCAATACTCTTGCTTCTACTATAAATGATGCTGTAACAAATATTCCTTTAACTAACTCATCAACTTTTCCGGCATCGGGGACCATAAGAATAGGGACTGAAGATATATCTTACACAGCAAATAACACAGGAACAAATACTTTAAGTGGTGGGGCAAGAGAAGTTAATGGCACTACAAAATCTGCCCACAGTGGTGGTGCGACAGTCACAAATATTACAGATTTTAATGGATGGGGCGAAGCTTCATCAACTACACAGTTTACACTTAACCCTGGTTTATGGGTTCTTGATAATTTTGGTACAAAATTAATTGCTCTTATATATAATGGAGAATGTTTTGAATGGGATGGATCGGTTACAGATGCATTAACTACTCGGGCAACAATTATATCTGGAGCACCAACAGCATCACGTCACATGATAGTATCAACTCCGGATAGACACTTAGTTTTTTTTGGAACAGAAACTACTATTGGTGATAAAACTACACAAGACGACATGTTTATAAGATTCTCTGACCAAGAAAATATCAACGAGTACACCATAAGAGCAGAAAATACAGCAGGTTCTCAAAGGCTTGCTGCAGGATCTAAGATTATGTCTGCTATTAAAGGTAGGGATGCTCTTTATGTATGGACCGACACTGCATTATTTTTAATGCAATTTGTAGGTCAACCTTTTACTTTTGCATTTCAACAAGCAGGGACTAACTGTGGATTGATTGGCAAGAATGCCTGTATTGAAGTTGATGGCTCAGCTTATTGGATGTCAGACAATGGTTTTTTTAACTATGATGGTCAGTTAAGATCGATGCCTTGTCTAGTAGAGGATTTTGTTTACTCCGTAGATCCCGGACTCGGACTCAATAATACAACTAGAGATTTGATTAACGCAGGTATTAATAATCTTTTTGGAGAGATAAATTGGTTCTATTGTTCAGCTACAGCTACTTCGGTCGATAGAGTGGTTAGCTATAATTATGTAGATTCTACAACTGAAAGACCTATTTGGACAACGGGGTCGTTAAATAGATCTGCTTGGGTAGATTCTGCTGTATACGAAAAACCTCATGCAACACTTTATAATGCCGACGATAACGCCTCTTATGATGTTACTGGAAACGTAGACGGAAGTAGTATATACTATCAACACGAAACAGGGACCGATCAAGTTAATGCCGGCAATGTTGTTACTGCTGTTAATGCCAACATTCTTTCCGGTGATTTTGATATTACTCAAAAAAGAAGTAATACAGGTCAAGCGGTAGGGACTCCTGATCTTAGAGGAGATGGTGAATATATGATGAGGATAAGTAGATTTATACCAGATTTCATAGAACAAACAGGTGATACTGAAGTTAGTTTTACAACAAGAAATTATCCAAATACCGCTGCAACAACTACAAATTTTACATCGACCGAAACTACAAATTTTAAAAGCACTAGACTTAGAGCTAGATCAATTGCACTAAAAGTATCCAATACAGGTACAGGAAAAAATTGGAAACTCGGTACATTTAGATTAGACATTGCACCAGGAGGAATGAGATAATGGCTACTGACGCAGAGATAAGAGCAAAAGGTATAAAATTTTTACCTCTTCAAAAATATTTACAGAAACCATATGAATTCCCTGTAGAAGAAGAAGAAATTATACCCGATTCAGGTATTGTAAATACTGATGCTTTTGCAAATTCTGGTGGTGGTGATGGTGGTGGTGGTTTTACTGGACCCACTGGTCCCGGTAGTTATGATTCTGCTTTTGATCCTGAAACTCAAAATAAACAATTTAATGAAGATATAGGAGTAGGTACTGTTGCTGAAGAAGACGATAAAAAAGGAACAAGTTTAGGTATTGTAGACGCACTTAGAGCCATGGGAGCTTTTACTTTTGGGGGACCTCTTAACGCAGTAAATTCACTTAGAAGATCTAATAATAGAAACAAACAAAAAGAAATGGATAAAATGAATGCAGAGATCGATGCAAAAGATGCAAAATATGGAATAAGTGATGCTAGACTTACAGCGGGAGGAGCTAGTCAAGAGACTATGGATTCTTATGAAAATTCTGATGGAAGCTATAGCGGAGCGAGCACTGAAGATTACGGCGGCGGAGAAAAAGATGGTGGATTTATTGATGGGTCTAATAGAAGACCGTTTAATAGTGGCGGTAGAACCGGATACTTCTTTGGTGGTAGAGCAAGACTACAAGGTGGTGGTGGAGCTGATATGGGTGCTCCAGAAAAAGCAGCAGAAAGAGCTAGCAAAGGTTATGGAACCACACCAGACACCGGAAGTAAAAGTGGCACTAATGATTACAGCAGTTTTCAACAAAACGTTAATCATCAAAAAGCTATGAGAGATTATCAAAGAGAAAAACCTTCAACATTAGATAACGCCATGAACCTTGGATCAGAACTTAGTTATTTAAATAATCTAAAAAATTTAAATGTATTGGGAATAGTTGGTAATATTGGGGTAAATAAATTTAGAAATTATTTAGATAATAAAAAAACTAAAAAGGAAGAAGATAAACTTTCTTACAACACTAATCCTTTGCCTACAGATAATTATATGACTGACTTAAATGCTACTCAAATAAAACAACTAGAAGGCCCTCAAAAAATGGGAAAAGAATATGGTAATTTTTCTGATCAACAAATATTAGATAACATTACACCTTTTGGAGATGAGGAAACTGCTCCAGCTACTCTTAAAGATGTACAAACTTTTTACGGGTCGAACGGTGGTAGAGCTATGTTTAAAAACGGAGGCTTAGCAAGTATTTTATAATGGCTAAACTTGTACAATCATTAACTAGAGCAGGTAAGGAATACACACAGGTTAATCTACAGTCATTGGTTAGAGACCTGGATAGTGTTATAATAAAATTAAACAGTACGTTTCAAGAAGAAGTTAAACAGGAGATAGAAGCTAAGAGTTTCTTTTTAGAATAATGGCAGTAGTAAACCAATATAAATTTAAGGGCATAGATAACGATACAACAGGAAATGCTTTAGTTCCTTTGGGAGCAGGTAATCCTCTGGTCAATGAGACTATAATTATTAAATCACTACTTGTCACATCTGCATCAACACCCACAGTTACTGTTACAAACAACGGTATTACAGCCATTAAATCAGCGGCATTAACAGCTGATGTTACTACACAATTATTAACCCAACCATTAATAGTAGAAGGCGGCAGTGCTTTCACGGTGCAGTCAAGTAACACAGGTTCATTTGACATAGCTATCAGCTATTTAAACATTAAAAAGGAGAAAATAGACTAATGAAAATATATGACGCTAAAGTAGAAGAAACTTACAGACACCTTAAAACCGGTGAAATTTTTAAAGAAAAAAAAGACTGGGAAGCCAAGGGTTATAAAGCAGAAGAGATGGCACAGGACGTAAAAGTTATCATGCCGCCTCTTGATTTGTCCGCAGAAACAAAGTAAAACAGATAAACTAAGGATAAATTTATGGCAATTTCAAGAATGCAACAACCAAGACAGATGTACAATCAGGGTATGATGGTTCATGACCCTAGACAAGCCTATGGTTTAGGCGGTTTCATTAAGAAAGCTGTTCGTGGTGTTAAGAAAATTGCTAAGAGTCCATTAGGTAAAGCTGCACTAATAGGTGGAGGTGCTTATTTATTAGGTGGTTCATCATTTATGGGCGGTGGAGGCTTAGGGGGTGGTTTTAAAAATTTTGGCAATTTGCTTTCAAATACAAAAGGTAGGGGACTGGGTCAAATATTTGGTGGTGACGGTAAATTTTCTAAAGTTGGAAATCTTTTTAGACAAAGTCTTAAAGGTGAAGATGGTAAGTATAGCACTGAAGGTAATCCTTTTAGCCTGGGTAAATTAGGAATAGGTGCTTTAGGTGCAGCAAGTCTTGCACTTCCTTTTATGGGTGGTAAAGGTGATGACGAAGAATCATCAGGTTCTGATCCTATGGATCCAGCAGCAGTTACACAAAGAGCGAGAAATTATTACAGCGGTCAAGGTGATGCCGGTGTTGGTTTAGATTTTATGCCTAAGAAAAAATATGTTAATCAAAATTTTTATGCAGCTGATGGTGGTAGAGCCGGTTATGCAATGGGTGGTTCATTAGATGAAGATGAAGAAGATTATATAAGATCAAGTGCTGGTCAAAGCAGAAGAATGCCTACAGCATTTTTAAACATGGGTGGTGGTGCAGGAGAAGCGCAAGCTGAACAAATGTTAATGGCAGAATTTGTAAAATATAAAAACAAAGGTGGAGATTTATCTTTCCAACAGTTTGTACAAGCAGTAATGCAACAACAAGAACAATCTCAAGGTATGCAACAACCTACTATGATGGCAGCTAATGGTGGCCTAGCAGGTATGAGTGTACCAGGATATGGAACACCTGCAGGAACTAATCAATTTGGTTATCCTAGTGGTGGTGAAAGAGTTAATGCTGCAGAAGGTGGGATCATGGAAACCGAACAAGCAGAAATGATTGACATGGGTGGCAATGAAAAAGATTATAGAGATGAAGGTGGTTTTGTAGCAATGGGTGGCGAAGAAAGAGCTGATGATGTACCTGCAAGATTATCTAAAAACGAATTTGTATTCACTGCAGACGCTGTAAGAAATGCAGGCGGTGGAGATATAGATAGAGGATCTGAAGTTATGCAAAACTTAATGGATAATCTAGAACAAGGTGGACAAGTTTCAGAAGATTCACAAGGTTTAGGTGGTGGAGAAGAAATGATGTCTGAAGAAATTATACAAGAACCAGACGGCGCGCAAGCAATGTATGAACAACAACAAGCATTACAATCAAGGATGGCATAATGGCAATATCAGATTTTTTAGAACCAGCGATAGAAGATTACGCAACACAGGCCAAGGCCACTTATTCAGCACCGATTAACACTGATACTTTTACCGGTAGACAGTTTGTTGCTGGACAAGATCCTATGCAAACACAAGCGGCAGCGCTTGCTACACAAGGTGTCGGTTCTTACTCACCATATTTACAAGCAGCACAAACTGCACAGACAGCAGGGGCCGGGGCTCTGGGACAATCAGCACAAACTATTGGTGGACTGGGAGCTTTAACGGGACCACAAGCTTACCAACCTTTCATGTCTCCATATCAATCACAAGTAATTGATGCAACACTATCTGAATTTGACAAATCAAGATTGGCCGGAGAACAAGGTATTAAAGATCAAGCAGTAATGTCTGGAAACTTTGGTGGTGGTAGAGAAGGAGCACAACTTGGTCAGTACCAAGCTAACTCACTAGCAGATAGATCAGCACTACAGGCACAAATGTTACAACAAGGGTTTGGTCAAGCTAATCAATTAGCACAACAAAATTTTGGTAATCAAAATCAAATAGCAAATGCACAACAAGGACTAGCTGGTGCATACGGCAATCAAATGAATCAACAGTTTGGTTTATCTGACTTTGGTAGACAAGGTATGGGTCAAGATATTAATGCATTAGGTTCTTTAGGTTCAATCAACCAAGCACAGAATCAAGCACAGTTAACAGCTGATCAACAACAAGCAAGAACTGGAGCTTACGAATCTTACGGAAGACTTGGTCAATATGGTAACGCACTAACTGGTTTAGCTGGTGGTGTAGCCGGATCACAATATCAAGATCAAGGTTCAGCAGATCCTTACGCAACGGCATTAGCTGGTGCTACAGGTGTTGCAGGATTATTCGGTCAAATCTACGGCGGCAGAAGAAACTAATGAAAACTTTAAATAGACCTATGTTCAGGTACGGCGGCCCTATCAAAGAAGGTGTTATGAACGGGATCCGGGAACCGAAAAGAAATGGTGGTGTTATGGGTGAACCTCAGGCAATCAATACTGTAGGCAGTCCTTTGTCTCCAATGTCAAATGATGGTAGAGCTAACTATGCATTTCCTTTATTAGCGGCTGCGGGAACTGCAGCAATGAGATTTTTACCAGCAGCCTACAGAGGATTTAAAGCTAACAGATATATAAAAGGTATGCTTCCTACAGGTACGTTTAAAAAAATGACAAGCCCAACTATTCCTTTTGGTTTTAGAGCAGGTGCTTTTGCAAAAGAAAACCCTGGTACAACTTTAACTTTAGCCAGTCTTGCCGGTTCAGGAGCAAATAGATTATTAAATAATGAACCAGCAAATAATAATAATAACAATAAAAATAGTTTTGGTGGCGGTAATAGAAAAAGGGGAACTTCTGGAGCACCTGGTGGCGGGGACTCGGGAATGTATTTAGAACCTAGAGCACCCGAAGAAAAAGAATTATCAGAAGCAGAGAGAATAGCATTAGAAAACAAAGCAAGAAGAGAAAAAATGGAAAAGTTCAAAGAGATTATGGACATCAAAGGTATGAATAAAGATGCGGCTTACAAATCTTTAATTGATGCAAGTAAAATTATTCAAGAAGGTGGTAACCTAAAAGAACAACTTAAAGATGGTAGTTTAATTACTAACATAACACAAGCTGCAAGTAAAAGATTTGATAAAGTATCAGACACAGAAGCTGCACTAAGATCTCTTGTTGTTAAAGGTGAAATTGATAATGAATTAAATAAAGAAGCTAAAGCATTAGCAAAAAGAAAAGATGAATTACAAATAAAAGCATATGAAAAACAAATAAGTGGAAAAACTATACAAGAAATTAGGGATGAAAAATTAATTAGAGATGGAGAATTAATTGAAGGTAATGAGCTGGCTAATTTAATTCGTGGAAGAAGTAAGGGAAAAATAAGTCCAAAAGTATTACCAGTAACCGGTTTTAAAGTAGGTCAGGACCCAATAGAATTTGCAACAAATATAATAATGAAGCAGAACGACGATGAGACAACACCAGATTATCCAGAAGGTACTTATATTATAAAAGATAGGGTAATTTATGTTGATGCAAACGGCGGTATAACACCGGTAAATGATTTATCTGGTATATAGGAGTTTAAATGTCTTCTGAATTTGACTACTTATCTGCTTTTAAAAACGCAGAATCAAATAATAAAGTAGGTACAATCGAATCAATGCTATCAGGTGTAGCGTCTGGTCTTATTGGTATACCTAAAGGTTTCTTTTCACTGGGAGCAAGCATCATGGACCTTGGTGTCGACAGCGGTAAAGCTGCTCAAGTTGAAGCATGGTTTGATAATCTTACAGAGTTTGATGAGAAAGCAGAAGCAACAGCTGCAGGAAAAATTACAAAACTATTAGTAAACATTGGTGTACCTGGTGGTTTAGCTTTTAAAAGTGCAAGTGGAATAGCTAAGACTTCTATGCTTGCTGGTAAAAATAAAACTTTATTTAAAGTAGCAGACCCATCTATGGTTAAAGCTGCTGACAAAGCTTTAGAACTTACTGCCAAAGGAAAAGGCAGAGCGTTTATGGCCGGTGCATTAGGTGGTGGTATAGCTGAGGGTGTATTTATTGGTGACGTAGATCAAGCAGGAACTCTTGGAGATCTTATTGGTGGACCAACTCAAATAAATAGAAGTGAAACAGGCCCTGATGCTTCAAGAGAAATAATAAATAGAATTAAATTTGGTACAGAGGGTGCATTATTTACAGGTCTTATTGGTGGTACCGGTAAACTAATAGGTAAAATTACTAACAGGAATAAAAATTTAGATGTAGCAAATTCAGATTTAGATAGATGGATTGATAAAACCATGGCTAACTTTAGAGCAAGAAGTGGTAAGACTGCAGAACAATTTAAATTAGAAAGAGAATCAATTGGTCTAAGAGCAGCTGATGCCAACGTTGCAAGAAATTTATCTAGAGATTTAGATATGGATATAGATAAACTATTTCCGGCTATGCGTACTGTGTTTAATAAAGGCAGTGCCAAAGAAAGAAAACAATTTTTAGAAGAAGTTAATGATGCATTACTTTCAGGTAAGGCAGAATTTGGTGAAGAGTTAGTGGATGCTGCTGGAAAAACAGCAAGCCAAGAAGGTTTTGATGTTGCAACTGCAAGAACAAGAGCTCAGTTTGGTGAGATGGATGAAGCTTTACTTCAAAAAGTAAAGGATAAAGTAAGGAAATTTGCACCCAATGCAAACAAAGCTGATGAAATACAAAAAAGTATTATAGGTAGTTTGTCTATTATGAGAAGTAAATGGGCGGCGTTGTTTGATGAGCTTGGGGGAACACTGGGTCCAGATGATCTTAAAGAATTTAAAGCTTTGTTTAGTGGTAAATTTAAAAACTATTTAGGTTCTACTTATGACATATTTCAAGACAAAAGTATTCTACCTTGGTTAAGATACAAACCTTCAGCTGAAGCTGTGGAAAATGCAAAAGTATTATTTAAAGATAGTTTTGCAACAGCTAATCCAGGAAGAGTATTAACTGACCTTGAAGCGGAGGGCATGGTACAAAAAGTATTAGACTCATCTAGGCTTCCTAAAGGAATTAGATTTGATAAACCATCGGATGCTATTTTTGATATACCTAATTTTTTTGTAAACCGAACTACATTAGATGAAGCTATGAAAAGATCTAAGACACCGATGGTATCTATTGGCGACTTAAGTGGTCCTGATGCAGCAATATTTAACAAATTATTAGGTAAACAAACTAACCCTATGCAAACTATGATTGGTGGTATGGCTAAGTTATCTATGATTACTAGACGTAATGTATTCTACAATGATCTTATGAAAAAAAGTGATGAGATGGCTGAGATATGGAAAGCTGCTGATGACAAGTTAGCGGTACCTGAACCTATGTTTGCAAGATCAGAAGAAGAAGCAAGATTGTTTTTTAGAGATGATTATAGAAAAGTAGATCCGATTGATCAGGGACAAACTTTAAACGTAGGTAACTCAGCTAAAGCATCTAATCCTTTTGGGGATGCTCAAAATCCTTTTTATGCAAGAAATGGGGTAGCGGATGGTATTGAAAGAACATCTATCACTACTCAAAAAAAACCATTTTATGTATCTTTGTATAATAGTTTAGTTTTATATCCTAAAGCCACATCGCAAATTGCTAAAACAATTTTATCGCCGGTAACTCACTTAAGAAACTTTGTAAGTGCTGGTGCATTTGCTGCTGCTAACGGTATCATACCTGCAGCCGACCTACCTGCTATCAAACAAGCTTACCAAGCATTACAGACTCCTTTGAAAGGAACTAATATGCAGAATGATCTGTATCAAAAACTTTTAAAACTAGGTGTAGTAAACTCTAATGTAAGACTTGGAGATTTATCTAGACTATTAAAAGATGTTAACTTTGGTGAGACTATGACATCAGAGAATGGCATGAGGTTATTATTAAAACCTTTGTCAAAATTAAAATCTGTATCACAGGATTTATACACAGCTGAAGATGACTTTTGGAAAATATATTCATGGGCTGTAGAAAAAAATAGAATAGAATCTAGTTTCTTAAAAGCAGGGATCAAGAAAAGTGATTTCTTTACAAGAAATGGTAAAGAATTTAAACTTACTGACGATTTTTTAGAAGAAGAAGCAGCTGATATTGTTAGAAATAACATACCTAATTATGATTATGTTTCTGAATTTGTACAGGCTACAAGAAAGTTGCCTTTAGGTAACTTCGTATCTTTTCCAGCAGAGATAGCAAGAACAGGAACTAACATTGTTAGACGAGCGTTAAGAGAAATTAATGAAACTATTGAGATTACCGATGGTGCAGGTACAGTTTTAAGAACTGTTAAACCTTTTCAAGGTATTGGATACACAAGATTATTTGGTTTTACCACAACAGTTGCAGCTATACCTGTTGCAACAACCGCAGCATTCCAAGCTCTGTATGATGTAACTGATGAAGAAAGAGAAGCTATCAGAAGATTTGCAGCAGACTGGTCTAAGAATTCTACACTCCTTCCAATCAAGGACAAGGAAACAGGGGACTTTAAATACGTAGATTTTAGTCACGCTAATGCTTACGACACATTACTAAGACCTCTACAAACTGTAGTTAATGCAGTACAAGATGGGAGAACAGACAATGATGGTATGATGGATGATTTTAGTAAAGGAGTTATAACTTCTATGAAAGAATTTGCTTCTCCATTTATATCAGAATCTATTTGGACCGAAGCTGCGTTAGATCTTATTGCAAGAAATGGTAGAACAAGAGATGGTTTTGAAGTCTATAGTGACCAAGATACTGACGGCGACAAAATATATAAACAAATGATGCACTTAGTAAAAGCACAAATGCCTTTTTCTTTTGATCAATTAAAAAGATTAGACCGATCTATAAAACAAGTAGATGTTATCACTAAATTTCCAGGACAAGGTGATGATGTATATGATAAGTATGGACAGGACTTCGAGTTCGGTGATGAGTTTGGTGGGTTGTTTGGATTTAGAGCAATAAAAGTTAATCCAGAAAGAACTATGAATTTTAAAGTTGCAGAATTCCAAGAAGGTATAAGAGAATCTAGATCTTTATTTACTAGAGCGGTATTAAAAGGTGGACCTATTGAACCGAGAGATGTAGTTGATGCATATATAAATGCCAACCGTGCTATGTTTGATGTTAAGAAAAATTTAAAACAAGATATGGATGCTGCAAGATTATTAAATATATCAGAAGCAGGTATCACAGAATCTTTAGATAGAGTTTCTAAATCAGAAGTACGTTCAATTGATAATGGTAACTTTAGACCATACAAAATATCTTCAGAAGTTGCTAAAGCAATAAGAGATAACGCATTAGCTATTGGTGCAAACAATCCATATGATCAAGCTAAAGATGCAATATCACAATTAAGAAGTCAGATGTCTGATTTAAATCTTTTTTTACCTGAGTTCCCTGTATTCGAGAACCCGTTAATGCCTATCATGCAGGACACACCACTGACACCAACAAGCTTGAACCTTCCACAAGTTAACGCAGAAGCGGTAGCAGCACAGGTACAAGGTGGTAATTTTACTAACTTGACTAACAAACAAAAATTTGATTTACTCTTTCCCAATGGCTAAAATAGATCCCTTACAAAAGATTGAAGATCATGAAAAACTTTGCAGAATTATGCAGAGACAAACCCATGATAAAATATTAAAGCTTGAGACCCAGATTAATAGGGTCGAAAGTATACTATTGGTGTCCGTAGGAGCGTTGATATCTGGTATGGCGTACGTTGTTTTTGCTTTAGCAATCAAATAAAAAAATTTATCATGCAATTATCGAAACATTTTACTCTTGAAGAGATGACACGGTCTATGACTGCTGTACGTAAAGGAATTGACAACATTCCAGGGCCCGGGGAGATTAAAAACCTAGGAAACCTCTGTTATGAGGTCTTAGAGCCCGTTAGAGCACACTTCGACAAAGCTATAAGCATTAGCTCGGGATACCGCTCAGAAGCGTTGTGCGTAGCGATAGGAAGCAAAAAAACCTCACAGCACGCACTTGGGTGTGCTGCCGACTTTGAAATTAATTCTGTGCCCAATATTCAGGTTGCTTACTGGTTGACTAACAACGTTGACTTTGATCAATGCATTCTCGAGTATTATAAACCCGAAGATGATCAGGCGGGATGGATACACGTATCTTATGATGAAAAAGGATCTAACAGAAAACAAATACTTACCTTTGATGGTAAAAAATACACCGAAGGTTTACCAGAAATGAAATGGTCTGGTGGTAAAGTAGTTGGTTAAATCCAATCTTTGAGTTGTTCACCCATAATCTGACTAGCTATATTAACTTTCTTTTTAAGAGCCTTAACAATTCTAGCATCAACAGTATTCTCACAATAAATATCTATGTATGTCATAGGATACTTCTGACCAATACGATCTATCCTTGCTTCTGATTGTTGTCTCTTCTCAAGATCATAACCATTAGAATAATATACCATAGTAGACGCTGCAGTTAATGTAATACCGTAACCACCGGTCTGTGTTGTACCAATAAAGAATCTTACAGGCGAATCTGGATCTTGGAACTTCTTAATATTGTCTTGACGGTCTTTCATAGGAGTCAATCCATAATAATCTACAAAACTATTTGCGCCATATTTTTTAGATATCTCCCGGATTATCCTACTAACATCTCTTTGCCAGTGGGCCCATATAACAATCTTACCTTCTACTTCTTCTAATACATTCATTAGTTCTGGTAATCTGTTTGAGTCTAGATCTTTGATAGTCCCATCATCAGCAGTAAAATGACCACAAGTAATTTGTTGCAATCTCATTAGCTGAGTCATAACTGTAGCTGTAGTCATCATCTTGTCATCCATTTGAGCAAGAGCTAAATTTTTCATTTGTAGATAAAGTTTTTTCTGTTCTGCACTTAGTGTAACAAGACGTTTAATAAAAGTCTTAGGTGGCAGATCTAAACAATCGTCTTTTAATACTCTATAAGAAAATGCTTTTAATTTTTCTGACAACTCTGGAAGATGTTGATAGCCTGTAACTATTTGTACGGACTTACCACCAAAATTAGCTGTTTTCATAACTGCATATCTAGTTCTAAATGTATAGTAAGAAGTGTGTCCCAATAATTCTTTTTTAAGAAACTCACATTGTTTATATAAATCTAATGGTGATTTAGTAACAGGAGATCCAGTAAGTATTCTTCTATATGAAGCATGTTCAGCAAGAGAACATATATGTTTAGTTCTTTTAGCATCTGGGTTTTTAATAGTAGTGGACTCATCTATAGCCATCATAGTTCTATGACATCTTAAAAACTTAGCCGCAAAACTAACACCTTTTGCAGTAGAGAAAGCTTCTACATTCATCATAAGAATATGTAAATCTTCACCTGGTTTAAATAATGAATCTAATTCTAACTGTTGTTTTTTATTAGGTAAAGGATTCCACAACACAGAAGTTTTTTCAATGTGGTCTGGTAAGTGTGTAGGAATCTCTCCTTCATACCAGTTTTTATAAACACCTTTAGGTGCAATAATTAATACACCATTAATTTTTCCAGTATCATATAACATTGCAATGTTATCAATTAATACTTTTGATTTACCTGTACCCATTTCCATAAAATATGCAAAGTACGGTTTATCCCATGATAACTCTAATGCTTTTATTTGATGCGCATAAGGCTTAGTCTTAAACTTATAGTTTTTTATTTCCATTTTATTTTCTTCTTTCTAGTTGACATCTTATATAGAACATCCTATATACATTGTCAATGACAGAAAGCAAAAAAATAGTATACGTAATTCAAGAGTTACCAGGTACAAAAGCAGGTGCTCCTAAAATTAATATTATGAGTGCGAGCAAGTATGGTGAGTTTAAATTTTTACTTCCA